CGGATCACACGTTCTGCCGGAACGCCGTACTTTTCCATCAGCTCCCTGGTCAGCTCAATAGCAGCCGTTACCGTGGCTTCCTCAAAGTACCAGTCCCGGCTGTCCGCCGCCTGGCTGCCCTTATTCCGAACACACAACTCCATGCCGATACTGTTGGAGTTGCGGCATTCCGGATGCCGGTAGCTTTTTGCCCCGCAGTGCCAGGCAATGTCTCCATCCTCCACGCTCTGCCAGATCTCCCCATTGAATCCTACATAGTAATGGGCGCTGGCGCCGATATATTCGCTGGCATAATACCGACAGTTGGCTTCCGCTCCGCCTGTGGCGCCAACGTAATGGAGCACGATGTACTTGATACGACTGGTATCACCCAATCGGTTAAGATTGTAAGGAGTCAGCAGTTTGTTAATCTGCATCGTCAATTCCCTCCTTTCCGTCCGGGCCCATCGCATCCGGATCGATGGCTGCCTGGAAGTCCTGCAGTGCTGTTTCCGATGCTTCCCCGGCCTCCTTCTGAAGCTCTGTAAACCACTTATCACCAAGATCTGCTCTTTGCATACTCTTTACCATATAGGCTCCTTTCCGGGAGGCCCGAAGGCCTCCCCTGTTGCGACGTCGCAACTATTTTCCTGGGCCAACCGGCGTATTTCCACCGCCTAAACCTGGACCGACTGGCGTATTGCCTAAGCCCTCCAGGCCAGGTCCTACTGGTGTGTTTCCCTTACCCTCTGCTGCGGGGCCTGTAGCTCCAACGTCACAAGTAC